TAGTTGCTCGGTACCATCCAGCGCCGTGCCTTGCACTTCACGGTCACCGCCGGGATGTTGGTGAACTGCTCGGCGTCGAATTCGATGTAGAGCAGTGCGGTGTTCGGGTAGCGCAGCTTGGCGTCGATGACTTCGGTGTAACCGGCGACCAGCATGGTGTCGGCGATCTTGTTGCTGTTCTGGTTCAGGGTCAGGCGGCGCACGCGGATCTGCCAGCCCGTGGTGGCGTCCGGCAGATCGATGCGGCGAGAGCGCTCGTAACGCGTGGTGGTCTTGCCGTCGACGGCGTCCACCAGCACCTGCTGGTAGGCGCCTCCATCGGTGGCCACGTCAATGGCGTAGTCGATGCGATAACCGCCGACGTTGCCTTCATCGTCAGCGCGCTGCAGGGCTGGCCACGCCAGACGCACGCGCACCGCCGACAATTGCGTATTTGTGATGGAACGCACCCACGCCGCATCGCTGCGCAGTTCGACATTCAGCGAAGTCTCATTCTCCACGGACGGGATGCCGGGGATATACGTCTGGTTCACTGAGCCCGGGCGCCAGTCCCACCTCACACCAGGGAAGTTGTAGTTGCCGCTGGCATCGCGGATCGGCGTGTTGTCCAGATAGATGTCGTACTCGGTCGGTACCGCGTCGAACTCGCCCTCGCCCACGGCGATGAGCAGCTTTGCCAAGTTGGTCGAGCGCAGGCTGTCGCTGGCTTCGACTGGCGACTTCGGCTTACTGCTGCCGCCCTTCTCGCCGTGGATATCGATCTGTGCTACTGCGCCCATGCTTTCCTCCAGGCATAAAAAAACCGCCTCGGAGCGGTTGGTGTGCGGCTGTCCTGCTTACACTTTGTCTTCAGCCAGGATCGAAGCCGAAATGATCATTCCGCCCCACCGGCGTTCGCCGATGCAGATCGGAACCGGATTGCCGCTGGCCGTGGTGTTCTTCGCGCTGCCGAAGGCGTAGGACGGCGAGTTCTCGGGGGATGCGCTTTGTTTGAGTCCTTTCGCTTGCGGGCTGAGCATCTGAATAACACCACCAGCCGCCAGCCCGACGCCCAATTGCACGGCCCACGGCTGCCCAAAGTACGATCCCGCCACGACCAGAACCGCTCCAATGATGGTTTGAAGTAGGCCCGCTCGCTTGCTCCCGGAAATGACGGGGACAATGCGAATCTCCTGGGCTCCACCAAGGCCAAAATCTTTTTCAGCCACGTTTTCCCGGTTTCTGAAAATCGCGAAACGCATACCTCTGCGCTCAAGATCTTTAATGGCGCCTTCGAATCCTTCGAGTGTGCACTTCAGTGCTTTGAATGCCTCGCCAACGGACTTGCTGCCAAGCTCGCGATAGTGAACACGACCAAACAGCTTGATAAGCGGGCCTGAAAGAAGAATGGTTGTCATGGCTGGGTTGTTACTTGCCGTCGCTGCCACAGCTTTCTCCGGTCATAAAAAAACCGCCCGTAGGCGGCTTCTTCTCATTGCATGGTGGGTGATAAGTCCATGCTCATGGATGAGTCGATGGATATCCTGAATTTTTTTGTGCTGCCAGCCTTGATGTTCGCTTCCCGCTCTTTCAGTCCGCTCCCGCACGACGAAGCGCCGACAATGTGCTCCCCTGGGGAAACAAAGAATTTCGCTGTTTCGCCAGTGCCAATCTCTGCCGACTTTTGCCCGTCGATACTCACGGAAGTATTGCAGCCACCACCAACGAAACCAGTGTCCCGCGTGACGATCAAGACAGCATCACCGCCCTTCGGCGTCTGGTACGCGAACACACGGGAGCTCGGTACAGGATCCGCCATCCCTGACGGTACCGGGGAAGTGGCGCACCCTGCCAACATCGCTACCGCCAACGCTCCTACGATCAGTTTCATGCAGGTCACTCCTGTGGAGAAAGTGGCACTTAAATTTTGTATCCAGCAACGCTCAGCGTGCACTCAACATCTGGATGTCCAACGCAAATGTAAAAGGTTCTGGGCTCTTGAAGCTGAACTTCCGCCATTCCTGACTCGCCTGAATGTACGGTGTGGATGAGCCCATTTTCAAAGGCAGAAAACTTTATTTGGAGAGGAATTCTGGTATCAGGGGAAGTCAACTGATAACTCAACATTGCTTTGAGCGGCATCTGAGGCGGTAACTTTTCCGTGACAACTTTTATGAACTCTCCCCACTGCGGATCAACCCGAACAGATGCCTGACGCGCAGTCTCATGTGTCGCTTTGATTGTGTCAGAAATGCCTTTGCCGGTTAACTGTGTTCCGACAAACCCGGAAATCAGCCCAAGAAAAGTGAAAATTACCGCAAGAATCCCGCACCAGAACGAAAATATTCCAAGCCTATCTCCTAACCCCATCGCCATAACCGTATCCATTAATTAGTAGTCCGCGAGTTCACTAGCCCGGGCTCATTAGAAAACAGTCCACGTGAGTTGCCCAGAATAATTTCAGCTGTACGAATCCCCAGTAACGCCCAGCCACGCACCGATAGTAGCCTCTGGACCTCACATGGAAGAACCTATAGGGGCAATGATGAGCAATTGGAAAGCTGTCGAAATCAGGCTGAGTACGGAGACAAAGAATATTCCCTACTCCGCAGAGCCTGAGAACGATGTTCACCCAGTGATCTGGCTATCGAAAGAGCCGCAAAGGATTGATGAGATCCCTGAGTTGAGTCGTGATCCGGCATTAAAACTGGTAATCCAAGCCCTGAATGCACCAGGCTGCCGATTTGAAAGCTTCCGTTGCGGATCCGTTGATGAAGAGAACGACGGAAAATTCTATTCAAACTTCAATATCGGCCTGATCTATCGGGATCGGCGCGCTTTCGCTGAGTACGGCGCTCAGCTCATGATTTCGGGAGAGATTCTGGGTTTCTCAACGGATAGCGACATTTTCCCAAAGGGGAGCCGCACATTCTTGATCGAAATCCAGCCAGTCTTTCTAACCACTGAGCAGGCTCAGGGGTGGACGGTTGATCTTTGGCATCGGAGCGAAGGCAAAACTGTCCAAGAGGCAAAAGCCCAAGCTGATCAAGCTCTGAGCTTCCTGAAAAACGTTCTTTCGGCGAAATATTCATAGCATCCTCGTTACAAGCCGCAACCAGTAGAGTCACTGGCTTGGTTGTGAATCCTTGTGCCGTAGCACCAGTCTCGCGCGTTCGAGCCACGGACCACCAAAAACGATTACCTCTGACGGCCTGCCGTACAGGTGGTGCAGGAGGAAGGGACCGGGGCCGAACGTCGCAGCATCCTCGCCCGGCAATGCCGGATCGGCGCCGAGGAAAATCCCCGCATGGTTCGGGTAAACCGTGCGCCCCACTTCCATCACGATCATGTCGCCGCGCTGGGGCTGGTCAACCCGGTAGAAGCCGGCGGCCTCGTAGTTCGCCTCGTAGAGGCTGGTGTTGTCCTTGCTTTCCCACCAGCCCTCCGCGCGCTTGAAGCTCTCGAACTCCAGCCCCCACTCGCGCTTGTACCAATCGGCGCAGACCTGCCAGCAGTCCCAGGCCCCGTGCACGAATGGCCGCTTCAGCAACGGGACTTCGCCGGTCGGCACGATGGTGCGCAGATCGCCTTCCGGCCAGCTCAGGATGTGCCAGGGCATGGCAGTCGCTTCGCACATAGCGAGATCGCGCGGTGACGGCCTGCTGGTGGCGTCCGGATGCGAATGCACCACGCCGATCACCTCACCAATGTCCTCCGCAGCAGCGTACTGCTCTGGATCGATTCGGAACTCTTCGTTCGGCTCGGTCGAGACGTTGATGCAGGGGAAGTATTGCTGCTTGCGCCCGATCGCCAACAACAGCCCGCAGCACTCTTTCGGGTACTCGGCTTCCGCGTGCGCCTGGATCGCGTTCAAGATGTGCTTTCGCATGTCAGCTCCGTGCGATCAAGGAAACAGCAGGAAAGCCACCAAACGGCAGCGGGTTACCCTCGCCAAAGCGTGGGATGCAGCCTTTGCCGAGCGTGGCATCGCATTCGTCTAGCTCGGGGTTGTCGGTGATCACGCCATCCTTCGTGACGTACGGGCCGGTATAACCGCAGTTCGGCCCGCGATAGCCGCCGGTGAGACACCAGTGGCACAGCGTCGTGGCTTGCCGGCCGATGGACTCGTTACCGACGTCGCCCGGGCTGGCCAACTCCCAACTAACGTTCTCTCCGTCCTCGTTCGTCTTCTGGTCGACGTACCAGACTTCGATCGTCTCTTGGGTAGGGTCTGCCGTTGGATTTCCGGCCGGGAAGTTCACAGCGTCCAGGTAGGTGCCCAGCGTGTGGCGCATGGTCAACTTGAACTCAAGCAGATCCTCGAACGCCAGACAGAGCGCTGTGATGCGCCCATTGACGTTGCCCACCGACAATGTCGGCCGAACCGCAGTGCCGTCGCCATTCGCCTCAATGCCGTCGATCTGCATGGGCCAAGCGCTGTACTCGTTGCCCTGCCAGTAGATAGCCTTCGCTGGAAGCTGGTCGGCATCAGCGCCAGCAGCGATCAGTTCGGCTGGTGTGTGCGGGATTGAGTGCCCGTGAAAGCGCAGAACATCCGCGCCGTAGTCCGTGCCGTCCAATTCAAAGAGCAGCACTTCGCTGCCAGGCTCAAGCACCTGGATGTCACTAATCAGCGGCATGATTGCCCCTTATGGAAGAAAGGATTGAGTGAAGGTGGTGGTCAGGGTGTACCAGCCAGCGCCTCTTGGCGTGACCGAAGGCGCAGTACCGCGGTAGAACGAAAGCTCCCCGAGCGGCGGCGTCCAGAAGAACGACTTATGCCCGGCGTGACGATCAAGAAACGCCTTGATATCCAGCGCGACCACCTCCCTCACGACGAACGTTAGCGGCCAGGAATCGACCCGATTATTCGGGCCGTCCCCAACAACCTGCTCGTAGCCATTACCGAACTTCGAAGATCGATTTCGGTATTCCGGCGCACTGGTGGACTCGATCATCGGGCACCAGTCAAACGTTTCAACGGCCATTCACAAGCCTCCAGATTTGTCCGCCAGGTTGAGTTTCCTTGGCGATTTCCTGCTGGGCACCGCGCCGTGCGACATCGGCATAGGCTTGGCCAAGGGCTTGCGAGTCTTGCTGTGAGGTTCCTGCCCCGGCGTTGTCCACCTGAAACGACTGGTTAATGACAACTTGCCCAGCGGCGGCCGGCGCGACCGAAGACCCACCGGACAACCCTACATAGCCACCGTCCGCGTATCCGCGCTTGTTGAGATTGACCAGGTAGTCCTTCATACCCGGCTGATCGACGACCTCCTTCCGGATCACCACTTCGCCACCGTGAACAATCCCGGCTGGCTCGTATTTCCCGCCCGGCCCGGTGTAACCACCATCATCGAAGCCATACTGAGCCGTGTAGCCGGCTGCGGTACTGCCAAGCGAAGCCGGTGCAGCGCCACCACCAAAGGCACCACTAACAGCGGCGCCAAGTGCACTACCAGCGACACTGCTAAACACGCTTGAGGCGGCGGACTGGAAGGCCATTTTGGCGATCATCTTCGCAAAGCTTTTGGCGACGTCGCCGAAACTCTGATCGGCGCCGAAGGCCCAATCCACCGCAGCATCGGTCAGCCCGTCATACAGCGACGTGAAGGCCGACTTCGCCTGCCCGGCAACATCCCGGGCTTGGTTGAGGTAATTGTCGAACGCGGATGAGGCACCCAGCTGCCAGTCGCTGCGCGCAGCGTCTTCGTCCTCGTAGTACATCGTCTGCATCGCCAGACGCTGGTCGAGCGCCGATTTGAGCGACTGCGTTTCCTTGTCATACAGCTCGGTGCTGAACTGGTCCTTGTTGCTCTTGTTGTAGTCGGAGGTCAGCTTGTCGAGTTGCGACTGATACGACTGCTGTATGTTGCGCTGCTCCTGCAGGCGCTTGCGCTGCTCGTCGCCCAAGCCGATGCCGGCCAAGTTGTTATCCAGGCCCTGCTGCGCGCTGGAAAGCTGACTTTTCAGGTTCTCATCGAACGCCGCCAACTTGCGGCGGGTTTCCAGCCCCTTTTCGCGCAACGTGTTCTCGGTTTCGAGCGCTGCGTTGCGTTTGAGCTGGGCGGTGATCAGTTCCTGGTTGGCCAGCAGCGACTGCTGTTCGGCGGTGAGGGTTTTCTTGCCCTTGATGTCGGCAAGCTGCTGCTCCCACTCAACCAGCTTTTTCGCGTTCGTCCCAAGGCTCTGACTGGCGGCCGACTGGTCGCCGATCAACGCGCTTTGCTGCTGAAGGACGGCGTATTGCTGTTTCGCCTGGTCCAGCGCCTTGATGCCGGCGTTCTCCTGATACTTCGGCGTCTTGGCGGCTTTCGGATCCTTGTATTTCTCGTTGATGGCGGCGATATCTTTCGCCTGCTGATCAGCGGAGATCAGCAGGGAGTTGTCACCTTTGGCCTTGGCCTGGGTAACCCGACGCTCCACCAGCAAGCGATAATCAGCCAGTTCACGCTCACGCTTTACCGAATTGCTCTCGGTTTCCTTGCGGAGTTTGTCCAGTTTGAGCTGATCATCCAGCGCGGCCTGTTGTTGCTGCTGGGCGTACCCTTTGGCGGACGCACGACGGTCCTGTTCAGCCTTGAGCAACAGCTTTTCGGTTTTCTCACGCTCGAGCGCTTCGGTGCGGAAGCTGTCATCGGGGGTCAGATTGCCGAACGGATCCGCCGGCTTTCCTCTGGCGTTGCGCTTGTTGCGCGAGGCCGCGTTGTCCGCAATGGCGTTCAGTTGCTCGTCTAGCTTGGCGATCTGCTGGTCGAGGGTTTCTTCTCGCCCAACGTTCAGTGCCGCGTCCCACGCCCCTTTGGCAGCGCTCTTGACCGCCCCCCAGCTCGCCTCGAGGTAGCCGAGGTTCTGCTTGATCGACGTGGATGTCCGATTCAGACCGTCCTCATAGGTGGCGGTCGCCAACGCGGCCGCTTCCTGAGTCCTGCCCTGCTCCTGCAACGACTTGATGTTTTCGTACGTGGTCGCGGTCAGGAAGTTCATCGACTCGTTGAGTTTCAGAATCTCCGCGACCGGGTCCTTGGCGATCTTCTCGAAGTTCTCGACCGTTTTACTGGCCGCAATCCCCGTCGCCGACTCGTATTTGATCGCCGCCTCGGCGATGGATTCGAACGCTGCTACCGGAATCCGGGTGGTCGCCGCCAGTTGCGCCAGCACCTCGGACGCCTTGCCGACGGTGCCACTCACGCCCGAAACCTGACGCGCCATCGACGCCAAACCATTCGCGGTGGTGCCGGCCGTGTTACCCGTCATCGCCAGAGAGGTATTGAACGCAGTAGCTTCGTCTGAACCCTGCTTGTAAGCCAAGGCCAGTACTGCCGCCGCTGCAGCCGCGACAGTAAACGGGTTCACCAGACCCAGCACGTAGCCGCCAAGCGCTTTGGCCGCCGGAACCACGCCGCCGAACATATCCTTGAGCTGGCCACCCTGCTGGAGGAAAACCGTCAGTGGGTTCTGGCCGGCCTGCAACGACACTGCGATATCGGTGAATTGAGCCGGCACGCCGCGTAGGTTGGCCGCGTATTGCTTGGCGGTCTGGCCGTTCTTGGCCATGACCCGGTCGACCTTCTCGACCGCGTCCCGCTGTTCCTTGAGCTTGTTGAGGTACAGGGTGAAGTCTGCATTGTCGAGCCGACCAGCCGCGCGATGCTTGCGCAGCTGTTCTTCCATTTTATCGAGGCGGCCATAGGCCCCGATCACCGGGTCAATCTGGCCGACCAGCTTGTCGAGTTGGCCAGCCTGATAGGCCGCTTCCTTGGTGGCCGACTTCAGCGCACGCTGGGCCCGGTCCATGCCCTTTTCAAAGCCGCCGGTGTTGGCCACCAGATCGACCGTCAGTTGGCCAAGTGAATCAACCGCCATAAATCACCTCTTGACCGACTGCAGCAGCCTGAACAGATCCTGCGCAGAGGCTTCCGCCTCTTCCACCACCTCGCCACGCTTCGGCAGAAAGTCGTCGAACTTAGCCTTGCCGCCGTGCAGGTTGTTGAGAATGGTGGCGAGCAGGGCAAAACCCCGCTCGATCTTCAGGCCCAGATTCAGCGTGCCGTTTTGCTCGACATACGCCATCCACGAAAGCGCCTCGTTGTAACTGAGGTTGGCCTGCGCTTCGGCGACCGTGCGCCCGCCGATGCCGTTGAGCGCCAGCTCATGCCAGAACTCTTCGGCGGGCCCTATTTTTTTGGCTGATCTTCCTTTACCGCGCCGTTGGCTTCGGAAATGGCGTTGAGCAGAACGATCGTCAGCTCGGCCGACAGCGGGCCATGACCGGATGCTTCAGAGCCGATAACGTCCTCGACGGTGAATACCGGAGTTCCGTCCTTCTTCAGGACGTTGGAAGCAATACGGGCAGCAAGCCGATCGGCGCCTTGCCCTTCGTTTTTCCAGCCTTCGGTCAGTTCAACGAACGACTCCTGTCGCACATAGATCGTGGCCTTTTGAACCTTGCCGGCGGCGTGCCAGGTGATGTCCTTCTTCACCGGCGGCGCGACGAATGCGCCGGCCGCCGTCAGTGCTTTAATGCTGAGGTCCATGGGGCTTCCTTAAGGGGTGATGACTTTCGGAACGAACACCGGATCACCGGACACCTGAATGCCGACGGTGGACTTCACAACGTCGTTCAGCGCGAAGCTGAACGGGAAGCTGTTCATGTACCCCTCGAAGGTGATCCAGGTACGGGTGGTCGGCAGATTGAAGTCGACGCCGGCGTCGATCACGGCAGTTGCCGCCGCGCCCGTACCAGCACCGCCCGTGAACGCCACGGTTGGGGCCGAGGTGTAACCGCTACCAGGGTTGGTGATAGTCAGGCCGGTCACTTCGCCACCGGAAACAGTTGCGGTAGCGGTCGCGCCGGTACCGCCGCCGCCGGTCAGTGCGACGGTGGGCGCAGTGGTGTAGCCGCTGCCCGGGTTGGTCACTGCCAACGCCGTCACCGAGCCTGGCTGGCTGATGGTTGGTGGAATGCCCACCAATTCGCCATTGCTGTTCAGCACGCGGCCGTCAGACCAGCCGATCGCCCACAACAGCTTGGTGCCGGCGGTCTTCAGCTGGTGAAGGCGAACGTGCGACGGCGACTGCGGGTCGATGTTCAGGCCGAAGGACGCAGATCCTGGCTCAGCCAGACCGGCCTCATACTCCCGTGCACTGGAGTTCATGCAGGTCGTCTCGATCTGCGCGATGCTTGTGTCGATCCCGTCCAGGGAGGTGAAGCAGCCAACCACCAACAACGTGTTGCTGGCTGGGTCGATGGCATAGAGGTCCGTGCCTTGGGTCTTGATGGTCAATTTAAACTCCCCGATTTCCTTCGAAATCACTTGTGAGCGGGCATAAAAAAACCCACCGAAGTGGGTCGTTCTTTCAGGTTCCGCCTACTGGCTCACAAGCCAGGCGACGTCGAAGCCTTTGCGGTAGTTGTGCGTGTCCTTGTCCTTGGCGTCGACGCCAAAACCGGTGATGTACGCGTGCTGCGCGATCGCGTTGCGCATCGCCGTCACAACAGATGCGGCGGTGGAAGCCGTATCGGCATACACGTCAACCTGCAGGCCGTAGCGATCCGTATCCGGCACGCCGTTGACGTAGTTGATCGGCGATCCGCTCACGACTTGCCAGACCGCGTATGGCTTGGCTGTGCCTTCCGGCGCCTCGCCATGCGGGTACAGTCGCGTCGGCCCAATGCCGAGCAGGGCCGTAACCGCCGGCGCGGCGGCGCACACCGTGAATATTGGTGCAGTCATCAGCTCACCCCCAACTTGATCAATTGGTACTTCGCCGAGCTGAGGAATTCCTTGAACAGCGCCTCGCGGTTGTTGGCCAGGGCGGGTCGGAGAAACGGTTTTGCCCGGTTCTTCTCGGTGCCCAGTTCAACCCACCACCAGTAGAACGTGTTACCGCCCTTCTGGCCGCGCTTGCGCATGCGCACGCCCACGGAAATGACCACGGCGCCTACTTCCTCACCGATCGCCTTGCGCTCGATCATGGCCAGGTTGGCCGGGATGAAGTTCGCGGTTTCCGGGTCATCGATCCGCGCCGCGCGGTCTTTCGCATCGAGCAGAACGATATCCATGGCGTCCTTTGCCGCCGGCAACACAACCTTGCGGCGCATTTCCTCGGTCAGGCCTTTGAATCTCGCGGACAGTTCGTCGGCGCCCTTGAGGCTATACGTTACCCAATCAGCCATCGTTCACCCCCGAGGTAATCAGCAGCGTCAGATACTCCTTGCGAGAGTTCTGATCAGCGAGCGGAGGCCCGACAATTCCACAAACCTTGCCGTCATTCAGGACGACACGCATTGCAGCGGTGATCCCTTCTCGGTAACGAACGACAACCCTGCTTTTGGCCTCTGATTGTCCGGCTTGAGCGGCAATGAAGTCGCGAGCGCTCAAATCCTCGACTGAAGCCCACACCTTGGCGAACTCTACCCACTGTTCGGTCAATTGCTCACCGGTTTGCGGATCCTGAGTCGTAACCTTGTGCTGGATTTGAACCCGATGCCTGAGTTTACCGGCCTGCATTAGAAGCGTTTCCTGTACCAGAGCAGCCTTTCGACTGCGAGAGGGACCGCCGATGGCACGCCGCCGACCACAACGGCTTCTCGGTTGGAATACCAGTGCCCGACCAGCAGCAAAATGGCTTGTTCTACGTCGCGGGTTAGACCCATTTCATCCGGTTCTACCGGAGCCGCTTCTACCAGTTTCCGGTCGCAGTGCTGCTCAACGTGAGCTTTGGCCGCTTCGAGATATCCACCGATCAGCGCGTCTTCTTCGTCGCCATCGACTCGCAGATGCATCTTCACGGTGGTCATGTCGAGCATTTACTTGGCCTCTTTGGCGGCTTTCTCAGCAGCCGCCTTCTCAGCAGCCGCTTTTTCTTCAGCGGCCTTTTCCGCCGCTGCCTTTTCGGCGGCAGCCTTTTCAGCGGCTGCTTTTTCCTCAGCTGCTTTCTCTGCAGCCGCCTTCTCAGCAGCAGCCTTGTTCTCATCAGGAGCGGCGGGCTTGGTTTTATTCGGCTTCGCGACTTTTGGTTTGCCGTTGGCATCAAGCTCTACCACCAAGCCCTTGCCGAGCAGCACATGGGCATACTCTTCATCGACGTTTTGGAACTCCTGCCCACTTTTTACCTTCGGCGAGTCGGCCCCCAGTAGTTCGGCGTTACCTACAAAACCCCACAGAGCTTTGATATTCATGCTGCCTCCAGAAACAAAAAGGCCGGCGAATGGCCGGCCTGAAAGGTGGTGTTGAGTTACGGCGCGACGGTGAACTGGCCCTTGACCAATGCTTCCTTGCGACGGACGCCCAAGCCCAGGCGCTCCTCGACCAGCAACGCGATCTCGTTGCGAATGAACTGATCATTGATCAGGCCCATCTTGAACTGATAGGCCATGCGGTCGAAGAGCGTGGTGGAGCGTGCGAAGTTCGCAACCAGGAATTCGCCGCCGGTGTCTGCATCGCCCTCGTCCATGCTGTCGGAGGTGATCACCGGGCGCCCCCACAGGATCGGCGTGACCAAGCCCTGCAAGTTGGCGAACAGGTAGCGATTTTCGCCATCCTTCTGCAGCTCGATGTTCATCCAGTCGAGCTCGGTCATGACAATGCCGTCGGCCGACATTTTCGACTGCTTGCGAACCTGGTAAATGGCGCGACGGATCAGGTCGATCGACGTGTCACCGGTCTTGCTCAGGTCGGTGTTGTAGGTGGTGGCCTGAGTCATCAGGCCATTCAGGTTTTCACCCGTGCCGTCACCTTTGAGGATCTGAGATTCCTCTTCCAGTTTCAGGTCGTAACGCAGGAGCTGCTGAAGATAGGCGAACATCTGAGGCACGTCGGACAGCACCTCGTCGGTCGCCGGCATCCATACCGCGATCTTCTTCACGCGATCGGTTTCGGTGGTGAAGGTCACGTTGCTGGTGGGTTTCAAACCGCCTTCAGCCACCGGCGCCGCGCCACGGGTATGCACGTTCTCGCGGAAGTAGGTGTAGTTTTGACCGGACACCGGAATGGTGGTCAGCAGGTCGCGGATGCGCAGCTCTTGCCGGATGCCGGGCTGAATAACCGGATCGTAGATCGGGGCCACGATACCAGCACTGGTGACCTTCATTTCCTTCATGCTGGCAAGGTCGGATTTCGTAACCTCGATTTCTGCGGTGTTGATGCTCTTCTGCTGCAAGCCTTTGTAGTTGTCATGGCCCTTGACCATGTCGATGAAACTTTTGCCTTCACCTGGCTGGCCACGCAGTTTTACGCCTTTTTGTTCCAGGTCCTGCACCTGGTCAATGACCTTTTGCAGTTCACCCTTCTGGTCTTCGATCTGTTTCTTCAGGTCGCCGGTGACTTGGTTGCCTTTCTGCACCTCGTTCATGGCCGAGTCATACTTTTCTTGCAGGCCTTGGAAACCGTTCTTGAGTTGCAGCTCCAGGGAGTCCTTCAGTTCTTTCACTTCGCTCATGGCTTTGCTCCGAATGTAGTAGCGAATAGGGTGGAAATTTCTTTCAGCTCTTCCACGATCGCCGTGGCCTCGCTGCCGCCGTCACGGCGGAGCGCGGGATAGCCGAGCGAAGCGACTGCTGCCGCTTCCTTCTGAGACAGGCCCATGCGTTCGCGAAGGGCGTTCTCGAAAAGTCGGATGTCAGATTTGACGGTGAGTACCTGGGCTGCTGGGTTCATGCCGAACGGCACGAATGAGGCTTCCCACAACTCGGCCTCTTTAATGACGCGGATCGTTCGACCGGCGCGCTCTTCGAAGTCGGCTTTGATGGTGTTGAAGCCGATCGACATGCTGTCGAGGATCCCGGCCCTCATCAGCTCATAGGCGTCTTTTGCGTAACTCACCGCCTGGTTGACCTTCCCCTTCACCAGAAGGCCGTGGTCGTCCTGCGTAAAGTCAGCCAAGCCGACCAGCCGTGTCAGGTCGTGATAAAGCGCGAGCTTCAACTTGCCGCTACGCGTTGTTTTGACCTTGGTAAAAGCACCGGGAAGGATGACGTCGTCGCCGAGGTCGACGTTGTTGAAAACCGCGGCGTAGCCCTCGAAATTGCCGGTGTCATCCACGGCTTTCAGTTCGAACGGGACTTCAATTGTTGACATTGGTCTGCATCTCCCAGCGGGTGACCTTGTTGTATTCGTCGCCATCCAGTGGCGGCAGGTTCTCTTTCTCGCGAACCTCGTTGATGAACATCCATCCGGACCCACCAGAGCCACCCAGCGCAGCCTGGTAGTAAGCCGCGCGGCCAGCGCTGTCAGCCCGAAGAAGCCCTTCGACTGTGAACTCGGCAAAACGGGAGTACTTGCGGTAGACCTTGTCGTTGAACTCGTCCTCGACAGCGTCGATATACGGCTTCAAGCCGAAAGTGATGAAGCCTGTGAGTTGCTGCTCGAGGTTCGACCCCATGATCGATGTCTTGCCAGCACGGTTCGCCAGCCAGAGCGGCACGCCATAGATGCCGGCCAGTGCCTCCTCCTGAAACTGTTGGGATTCGATGAACTGAGCATCCCGCTGGCTTAGGCCCGCAGGAACAATCTTTGGATTGCCCTGCAGGATTGCCATCTTCCCGATGTCATCGGCATCTGCCTTCCGGACATCCGGAAACTTGGCCATGATCTGAGCTTCCTGCTGCTTGGTCAGGAAGTTCTCGTAGATCACGTATCCGCCGGTGAAGCCGCCTTTTCGCATGAAGCGCGAGGACCACTGCTGCCCAGCTTTGGCCAGCCCCATGGTTTCCGCCTGGTACTCGATAGGCGACAAACCAACAATGCCGTCCAGGCTGAACAACTTGAAATGCAGCATATTTTCCGGAGAAACCGGGTAGGGATCTCCCTCACTTGGCGTCACCAGATAAAAGAGATCGTCCTCGGTATCGATCGCGACGGTATCGAATCGGAGGGGGACAAAGCCGATGGGATCGCCATTGCGATTGCGCTCAATCAAAGCAAATGCGTTTCCCCGCAGCGCCATGTTCACGACCACGAACTTCAGGAAGTTAAGGCGCGTCATGTAGGGGTTCGGTTTCCGCAAAAGCTTCAGCGCAGGATCATTCCCCGGAACCTGTTTCCGACCCGATTCGGCATCGTCAAACAACTTGAGCGGCAGGCCGCTCAGTGATTCCGAGAGGATCTTTACGCAGGACCACACCATGCTGATTGACAGCGCTGTTTTAGTGTTCACCCGCACGCCGGATTTCGTGCGCTTCCCGCCGATCTCCATATCCACTTCGACGTAATCGCCCGTGGTCGGATCGGTGTAGCCAAAGAATCCCCAGGTACGGGGGTTGTACCAACGAAATGCCATGGTCAGCCTACTAGTCCGAAAAAGCCGTTATTGAGGTAGTCGTCCATGCCTCCGCGTGCCTCTGGGTTCAGAGACAGCAGTGATACGGCGTTGAACGTGGCCATGAGTGGGTCGATTTTCGCGGTTCCCGAAGCCTGTTTGGTGATCAAGAATGCATTGGCTGAAGGAACGCCCTTCGCGTTGCCGCAAGCCCAAGCCATCAGTGGCTGGCCGCAGTGAAGAAGCGCGCCCTCTGCGAGCTTGCGCTCGGTGGTTTTGATGGCCCCTGTCAGCTTCCAGCCTTGAGAAATACCGATGATTTGGTCTTCATCGACGCCAGCATCTGCCAAAGCGTCGAGTACAGCCCCGATCCCGGCCGGGTCGAGCCCAACCTTGTCGAGCAGACCCGCCTGATTGATGCGCGCAACTGTCGCCGCAAGATGTTCAACGTCGTCGCCGATCTTCTGCACCAACGTGAGATCGCCAGCCGCAGCCAGATCCATCAACCGCGGCGCCTCTGACTTTCGGCGCTGCAAGACAGATGGGTGAG